ACTAAGGAAGATTAATGACAGAAATAAATGTAGTAACAGCTTTTAATGAAAACTCTTTGAAGGATCATGCACATCAAATGTTTCAGAGAGTAGATAAATTCTGGCATCCAGATATTAAATTACATGCTTATCATTTTGATTGTGCTTTGGAAGCATACGATCTTCCTTCTTGTATCACCTATAAAAATTTAGAAGAGGTAAAAGAATTTAATGATTTCCGTTCTGTTATGGATGTACATAATGGAACTGAGAATGGTACGATAGCCTATAATTGGAGAGTGGATGCTCTTCTTACTGCCCCTAAAGTATTTGCATTAACTGAGAAAGCCTTTGAAATAGCAGAAGAAACCAAGGAAGGTGGATGGCTAGTATGGTTGAATACAAATATTATTCCTGTTGCTAATTTAACTCCAGATTTTATTGAGTCCTTCTTCCCTGAAGGAGCAGACATTGTACATCTAAGTGGAGAAACTGTGGAGAATGTAGCAGATCAATACAGTAATCCATGTCTTATGGCATTCAATCTTAACAATCAACCTCCTCTGGATATCTTGGGAGATCTACGAGGTGCTTATGTAAGCGGAGAAATTCTCTCCTACAGAGAGTGGCATGAAGCCTTTATCTTTGAAAGATTACTGAATATCTACAGAGCACATGGTATGAGAGTACATACTCTTACCCCTTCCAATACTAAGAAAGGATTAAAGGCAACTCCTTTCTCAGAACACTTAATTAATTTAGAAGAGAACAACAGAGCACTACGAGATTCAGAAGGTAGTAGAATATTCCCCCTATCAGAAGAAGATCTTCCTCCTGACATCAGACCTAATCGAACAAAGCTACTGGCTGATATTATTAGATTTCACAAGCCAAGATCTTTTGTAGAAACAGGTACATGGAACGGTGGTAGAGCTATAGAAATGGCTCTAGCAGCTTTTGAGAATGCAGATGAGATAACCTATAAAGGATATGATTTATTTGAAGATGCTACAGAAGAAACAGATGATGAAGAATTTAATTTAAAGGCACATGTTACCAAGGCAGCAGTAGAGAAGAGGCTTACTGAGTTTAAAGATAAGATTAAAAAGGATAAGAACAAGACCTTTAATTTTAAATTAATTAAAGGAAATACAAGAGATGTTTTGGAAAAAGAAGTACCTGACTTTGCCTTGATAGGTGGTGGTAATAGTATCATTACCATTCAGAATGATTATAATAAATTAGAAGGTGCTCGTATTAAGATGGTTGACAACTTCTTTACCAAAGATAGCCAAAAGAAAACTCCACCTAAGAAATATAATGGTGTAAATGTCTTGGTTGAAACTTTAGAAGGTGTTAAAAGAATTGTACTTCCCTCTTCTGATCCAGTAAAGGAAGGAGGAGTAACTCATTATGCTTTAATTTATGATGAGAGAACAGTTCCTGCCCTTCCTGATAGCCTTTTAAATGTACCTATTGTGGTACATCCAAGGGATTGTGTAGATAAAGAATATATACAAGCCAATATTAAAGAGAACATGACCCTTATTGATAAGAGTAAATTCCTTGGGAAATGTAGACCAAATGAAAAAGAAGTTATTGTAGTATCAGCAGGACATTCAACTGACTTTGCCAAGGTAAAAGAACTGATAAAGAAAAATCCAGATGCTAAAGTTCTTTGTGTAAAGCATTCCTATCCTATGCTTTTGGAACAAGGTATTAAACCTTGGTCTTGTGTAGTTCTTGATCCAAGATCTATAGAGGGAGAGAGTACACATGGAGTTGTCCGTAAGGATCTATTCAAGACAGTAGATCCTGATACTAAATTCTTTGTAGCTTCCATGACTGATCCTTCCGTAACTAAATATCTATTGGAGAAAAATGCTAACATCTATGGATGGCATGCCTTTACCGAATCATTACGAAGTGAAGAGGAACGAGAGAAGGAAATAAAAAATCAAAAGATATCTGTCATGTCTGAACTGGGAATACCAGAAGGGGCTACTCTTATTACTGGTGGAACCTGTGCTGCCATGAGAACAATAGGTATCATGCACACAATGGGCTTTAGAAAGTTCCATCTATTTGGATTTGATTGTTCCTTGAAGGACGAACCCACAGACGAACAGAAGAAAGAAACAACTGGTGCTGAAGACGAAGAACCAAAACCAAAGTATCTTCAGGTTAATGTAAAGGATCAGAATTACTGGACTACAGGAGAATTATTGGCTATGGCTCAAGATTGTGAACGAGTATTCAGTGATGCCACTATGAATCTTAATATAAGTTTTCATGGAGAAAACACACTTGTTAGTTCTCTATGGGACTTACAATTAGAACAACAAAAAATTCCTGCATTTGAAGATGTCTTTAATGACTAAGCCATCTAAAGAATACAATGAATTAGTAGAGGAATATAAAAAGTTACATACAGATACTACTATGTTTCCCGGTAAGAGTGTAGTAAAATATGCACATTATATTCGATCCATTGTACGAGATAATAAATGTAAAACTTTACTTGATTATGGATGTGGAAAAGGATACCTATATGAACCTAACCATCCATATGCTGAAGTAAAGTTAGGGAAAACTTTAGATGATTTTTTAGGTATATCTAAAGTTACTTGTTATGATCCCGGTGTGGAGAAGTTCTCCAAGCTACCTGACGAACGATCTGATCTGGTCATTGCAGTAGATGTAATGGAACATATACCAGCACAGGATTTAGAATGGGTGGTGGATACTATTCTATCTTATGCAGATAAAGCAGCCTTCTTTAATGTAGCTTGTTATGAGGCACTGAAAACATTTTCCAATGGAAAGAATGTACATGTTACTGTAGAAAAGCCTAACTGGTGGGTTGATTTAATAAAGAAAATATGGTATGATAAACATAGAAATAGAGTTACTGCTCATATAACATTTGAAGAAGTAGAAGAAAGATTCCTATCTACAGGAATATTTAAGACACATGTTTTCTACAGTTGTTAAGTTTATAAAAGAGATAGGTTGGGAATTAATCTTTCAATTACTTGTACTTAGTGGAGTTATTTTATTTTTTAGTTCAATATACTTTTTATAGGAGGACAACATGGCCTTATTTGGAATTGCAGAAGCAGTAGTGGGTGTAGTAGATAATGTACTGGATAAGTTTGTAGAGGATAAAGACTTACGTGCCAAGCTGGATCATGAACTTAAAACACAGGTACAACATGCTAATCTGGCACAAATAGCTGTTAATCAGGAACAGGCACGGCACCCTTCCATCTTTGTGGCTGGTGCTAGACCTGCTATCATGTGGATATGTGCCTTTGGTCTTGGCTGGCAATTCGTATTCCAACCAGTATGTTCATGGGCTATGGCTATCTGGACTCCCGACTTGGCTATGCCCATCATACCAACGGAAGGACTAATGACCCTGACCTTATCATTGCTTGGCCTTGGTGGTATGAGAAGCTTTGAAAAATCTAAAGGGATACAAAGAAATAATCTTAAATGATAAAATCTATAGAAGAAGGTAATTATAAGATTGTTACAAAGAGATCAGAAACATATCGAACTGCACCTAATGGTGAATGGTTTGATAAAACCGTCTATGAAGTTGAAAGCTTTGAACGTAAGGAAGATAGATACATAGACTTTTTTGAAATAGAAATTCTTGAGGGCAATCCTAAATCATCTGATTATAAAGGACAAATATTTTTAGGTCGAACTAAATAATGTCTTTGTGGATGGACACAAGAATACTCAGACCTACATACCAAGAATCAGGACATATATACTGTATTGTAAATAAAAGTTATGAGGATTGGGTAAAGGTAGGGATGTCAAAAAATCCAGAAGCACGATTAAAACAATATAATAATTATGCTCCTGAAAATAATTTTTATTTTTTAGAGCTAGAAAAGGTTGATTATTACAAATTGGCCGAACAACATCTTATTCAAACCTTTACTAAATATACTTCAGAATCTCTTAAAGAAGAATGGTTTCAAACAACTCAAGATAAAGCAAAGATATATTTTTCAGAAACTGTAGATACTCTTGAGCAATATATACATACATCTTGTATTAAAGAGGTAAATAGAATAAGGGCTAAAAAGGAGTATCGTAAGAACAAACGAAGAGAATATGCTTTACAAAGAGACAAAGCTAGAAAAAAAAAACGAGACGAAGCTAGAAGAAAAAAACGAAAACAAAACAAGATTGAAAAAAAGAGAAGGATACAACAGCATATGGCATTAATAAAATTGCTGACTAACTTGGAATTATTAAATGCTAACAGATAGACAAGAAAGATTTGCTCAAGCTTACATCATTCATCGTAATGCAACAGAAGCTGCCAAGACTGCTGGTTACTCTCTTAAATCAGCCAACAATCAGGGCTATCGTATGCTCAAGAACGATCAGATACAAGAAAGAATAGCTGATCTTGAAAATGAATTAGTAACAAATATTGATGTCATTGAAGAAATTGAAAATCAATATACTTTTGCCAAGGCTAATGGGCATACCAATAGTGCCATTAAAGCATTGGAATTGTTGTCCAGAATAAGAGGAGCAAAGGGTGATAAAGATATAGACTTATCCAAAGAAGGATTAAAGGCAGGTATTATAGATGCTTTGAAAATTCTGGGAAAGAAGAATGTTATGGAACTTATTAAAGAATGTAATTTTACATAGGAGGAAACATGAAAATACTTGCAATACTATTAACTTGTTTATTTACTATCACAGCTTGTGATTGGTTTACATCTAAACCAGCAGAAGCACAAGAAGTAAAGATAGAACCTTTGGCTGAGTTGGAGATGGCCCCTTTACCAGAGAGGGGCTACAGTACCCTTCCCGGTTGGTCAGCAGGGTATAGATATAATTTTAATGTGGATACTCAGAATTTATCTAAGCTGAGATTATTTGCAAAGAGGAAGTCTCGTGATGGACATATTATCAAGTTTGGATGGGAACGACAAACAGGGGCTGTTCCTAACTTCTTTAAGTATGGAACGATTGATGGTGTCTCTTTGAATAACACAGGTATTATCTTTATAGAACAGGAGTATAAGTTCTAACTGGATTTACCGTTACGTTTATTCCATAGTTCAAAGAGAGTTCTGATCTTCTCTTTCATTACTTCTATATCAGAATGCATCTTTGCCAGTACAATGATAAGGGAGATAAGTGCAAGCATAATGGGCCAAGAAGTTCTAACAAAGTCCATCCAATCCATTTATTTCTCCTTATCGTTTCGTTATTTGTAACTCCATATAGATAGATTAGAAGGATTACTCATGTCCAAATGCACAAATCTATCTTCCTTTGAACCATGTTGCTTTATACCTATACCTGTAAAGCCATGTTCAGTAGCCAGCCTAATTATATTATAAGCTTTTTTGCCATGACATGCTATGTCTACGGCTTTTCCTTGAAGGTGTGGTGAATCTCTACTTCCCCCAAGTACATCATTATAGGCCATGTGTCTATAGCCTGATATTATTTTCATATGTTGATCTAGATCTTTTCGGAGGGCCATGAGTTTTTTCATAAACCCTTCATTCATATTTATTTCTCCTGTTCCTTTACACTTTAATTCATCTTCTGAGAAAAACTCCCATCGTTTCTTCATCGTCACTCCTATATTGGTCGTGGATTGTAGGGATATGGATTACGTGATATCATACCACCCCCCATCTTTTTTTATTTCTTCACCATACTGACGAAGAACATTAGCTAATTCTTCCATACGGGGAGCAACACCAGTACCTTCTTTTTTAGACTTTCTATATTCTTTATTATTTAAAAATTCTTTAGCAGCTCCCTTAAAATCTCCTTTGTTTATTTTTTTTATTGTTTTTGGACTACCACTTAAACTGCCTCTATAAAAAGAACTTAACATAGGTATTCTTAATTCTGCTGGTAGATTATTAAAAATTGGTATACGTCTATTTACTACCTTTAATTTTTCATCTATCTCTTGATCTAATGCCATACTAGCTACATAAAGTGGAACACGTTGCCCTATCTCCACATTAAATTTTGACGAAGACTTTGGGGTTGTACCAAATCCTACTGTTGGAACAATACCTTTTGATGTTTCATCTCCCCATGCTATAAACTCTTGTGTTTCAGGATCATACTTACCTTGACTTGCCTGAAATTCTAAGTCACCTTCTTTTCCTATTAAGTAAGGTACGTATTCATCATGTTTAAACTGGTATTGTTTTGGTGCTCCTTCACCTGACATAATAGCCATTACTTATCCATCCTCATGTAATCATCTATCTTATCTTCCAACCGATCAAACCTTGCCATGATCTGCTGTAGGTCATCCTTAACGTCCTGCTTGGTTGCATAGGTCAGATCCCCCTTCCCCCCTC